CCCATCTGGGATCCCTCGTAGGACTACCCTAGTCCTATCCATTTTGGTCCCTTGAATACCTCTAGCAGGGTGTTGGTCCTATGTCTCGCATACGTACTCGCAAGGCCGATATCTGGGAAGTTCATGCGGTGAACAAAGGTTCACACATTGACGAAACCCAGCACGGTTTTGCTTACGATGAGACATGCTCAGATACTTGTGGTCCTTTGTTTGACCACGATTTCTGGGTTGCTCGGACCACTCACGATGGCGGTGTTATTCACTACGGCACTCCTCCAGCTACGCTGTTGGATGGCCGTGTCGGTCTTTCTGTTGGACCTACTGATTGGTATACGGAGATTAACAACTTCGTAAATCCAATTAGTTCCCAACGGATAGCCGTCGCCACCGCTCCTCTTCGCCCTGCGGTGTATTCCCTTACCAACTTGTTGGAATTTAGGGATATACCCCGCATGCTGAAACATGCAGGTGATGTTTATCACCACCTGACTCATAGTCCTCTCAAACTGTTGAGTGGAAAGCAGATTGCTAATTCCACTCTAGCATATCAGTTTGGTTGGGCTCCGTTGTTTCAGGATCTTATGAAGGTCATGGACTTTGGCAAATATACCGATGATCGGTATAAAATGCTTACAGCCCTGGCCAACGGTAAGACCGTGAGGAGAAAGACTTCCCTCGGAACAGTATCCTATGTTCGTAGTGGGTCTAACCGCTACCCGTTCTCGGGTTATGGTTATCTCATTACTTCTAATTGGTCCTCGAAAATGAAGACCAAGGCATGGGGTACTACTCGTTGGAAGCTTGCCGATCCAAAACAGATTGGGAAGAGACCTACATGGTTGCAGGCCTTTAACTCTCTCTATGGGATTACTCCCGGAGAGATACCCGTTCAGATTTGGAAAGCACTCCCATGGACTTGGATGGTCGACTGGTTTGCTAATATTAGCAACTCTCTTGAGCTGAGTAAGAATCTTATTCAGTACAAGATTGAAGCTATCAATCTTATGTGGGAAACCACAGTTGATGATAGCTACCCGTTTCAAAAGGGCTCCGGACGAAATGTCTGGGGTCCAATGACCGTCCACTGGGTGCGGAAGAACCGCAAAGTGCTTAGTCCCGGCTCTGCTGCTGGTATTCACCTTACTGGTCCTCACTTGGACCCGTATAAGCTGTCAGTCCTTGGTAGTTTGGCTGTGCTCAGATTACCTAGAGTACTGCCATAACTTCCGAGGAGTATATCACATGGCGTTTGGTACAACTCTCACCTTAACGGTGAATTCGGTTGCGAAAGTTCTCAACCGGATTAACCAGGATAACTATGGGAGTGAGTATTCGTTGCTCACCTCCACGGACTCCTGGAACCTGAAGATCAGGCATTCGACGGATTCGCCGGATGCTGATGGGGTGACTATGCTGAGGCACAACATGTACCTCGAGCACATCACGTACCCGACGGCTACGACTCCCATCTTCAAGGAGACCGTAACCGCCACGTTCCGCGTCGGCAAGTACGATGGCAATACCCAAGTTGGGTATGACGCCAAAGCCGTGCTGGCTGCGCTCTCTGCGTCGACTTATGCGATGGTTGACGACCTGAACAACGGTCTCAACTAAAGCGTTAGCCTACACAGACTTCAGGCCTCCTAAGACCTAGTTAGTCTTTCGGAGGGAGTTACGCCTTACGTCACGTAGACGGCTTCCTAACTAAAGGAGGTTAGTCGCCGTGAAAAGCTACGTAACTTCTGTGATAACATCATACGAGGGCATCATGGTTGATGCCGCCATACGGTGGCCTGACATCAGGAGTTCTATGGATATGGACTTGTCCTACCTCCGTAGAGCTTCTAAAGAGAGAGGGCTGGCGTTCTTCACGTTAACCCTCCCAGACTACGGTCAATGGCTCGATGAGAGCCTAGATCGTGGTTCCTTCGCCGACTACAGTATGATACCTCGCGGTATCCCGCTGTACCGGGGGAGACCCAGACTTTTCTGGGGAATCCTTATGAAGGTCTTTAGTACTGATGGAGTACTTAGGTCTGAAGCAGACCCGGAAGCTGTCTTGTTCCTCCGTACCCTAACTCAAGGTGCGAAGAAGCTTGAGCTTCCGATCGGGTCCAAGACACTGAGGAAAACCTTGAAGGAATTCTTCAATGTTGAAACCCATCTTCCACCGTCTCACCCAGACACCTGGGATAGTGATATCCCGTCTTGGGCGATTCGTCTTGGGCATCCTCTGTATGGGGAAGCCCGAGAACAGGATAACCAATATAGCTTCGGTTTTCCTGCTGTTGGTGATTTTCGTGTACCTTGGGATGCTCTTCGGCTGCTTTGTCGAAGAGTTACCTCGGAACTCGGAACCCCCAACTGGTGGAACCTCAGATCTAAGCACGGACCTGGAGCAGTCTCCGAGCGCGGTTGGGAAACCAAGTATGATTTTCCTAACTGGCCCAGGAAACTGGGACTGTGGTTCCCGTACGAATGGTTTGGATCGGGATCGCTTGACCCCGAATCTTTTCCAGCCGACGTGGACCCACCTTCTCGGTTGGTAGCAGTACCCAAGACCCAAAAGGGGCCTCGGCTAATCTGCTGCGAACCAATAGCCAACCAATGGATGCAACAAGGCATCTGGAGGTGGCTGAGGAGGAGAATACCGAAGACCACACTTGGTCGTTCGATATCCTTCGAGTCCCAAGAGCGCCAAAGAGAATGGGCGCTCTCAGCTTCACATAATCGTCTGCGAGCTACGCTCGATCTGAGCGCAGCTTCCGATCGTCTCTCAACCCGGCTTGTTGAATATGTCTTCCAAGGTTCTGAACTCTTGGATGGCTTTCATGCGAGCCGGACGAGAGCGATGGAACAGACTCTTTCTGATGAGTTTCCAAAGCTCACCAAATTGAGAAAGTTCGCGACGATGGGATCGGCGTTAACCTTTCCTGTTGAGTCTATCGTCTTTACGATCCTTTGTGTATTCGCTATGCGACTATACGAAGGTCGAGAGTACGATTTTCGCAACTGGAAGGCTGACTTCGATCGGGTCCGCGTGTTTGGGGATGACATCATAGTCCCCAATCATGTGTACGGGATCACCAAATTCGTTCTACACGAATGTGGTCTTCTTGTAAACACCCGTAAGTCCTTTAAGGGAGTTTCCTTTAGAGAATCTTGCGGGATGGACGCGTTTAGAGGAGTTGATGTAACTCCGGCGCGTTACAGGAAGCCGTACGATGGATCGCCTGCATCGACAGCGGCCTTGATCGAGTATTCCAACAACCTTTTCAAGAAAGGAATGTGGAATGCATCCGAACAAGTGCTTGGCCAACTTCCGGTTTCGCAACGTAAGTTGCTTGCCGTCAGCGGGCCTGATGAAGGCAACCTGGGCCTATACTCGTACTGCGGATCGAATGTATCTCACCTTAGAAAAAGGTGGGATCGCGATCTTCAGCGCGATTATGTCAGACGGTTTTCGCTTCTCGCGAAAACGCGTACGACAGATGGCTCAGGAAATTCTCGCCTATCTCGATATTTCTTCGAGAGGAATGCAACTCGAACCGAGTTGCACCCGGATAACAACAATGGGAAGAATTGGAGAGAAGTTCTCTTTCCGATTCGACCTCTTGCTGATTTCCAGGCGGGATCACCGCGCCTAAAATTGGGAACGGTGAGGGTTTACCTTTAAACCAAAGGTAAGAGGGTATGGGACCAGTCCCTCTCCTCCAAAAGGAGGGACTGGGGTATAACCCATATGCCTTAGGGTGCGAC